CTGTGTCCTCACCCCGAGGGAACTCTAAAGGCTGCGATAGATTCGCTTCGCGGAGTTCTTCATCATCGACGTCAAGTTCGTCCCAGTTTTCGTCATACTTAACCTCAACCACTGCGGCTTTTTCGCCTTTGTAGTTCAAGTTGTCAATGATTTGCGAGGCCTTAATCAAGGCCTTTGGCCGGTCATTGGCCGGGGCGTCATACCACGCCTGTTCGTGGAGACGGTTGTCAAAGTATTCGTTCGCCTCCTGAATGGTGCCGTAGTGTTCGTACATTATTCGGCTCCTTGCTTGCCTTTGCCGCGAACTGGTTTCCGCTTAGATTCGCTTAGGGTGGTATCAGTAGCTCGCGCTCGCTCCGCCACACCTTCGTCAGTGCCAGTGGCTAGATCAGGCACCCCTCTAGCACCCAAGTTCTCCCCGGCAGTTTCCTCTCCACTACTCTGCGCAGCCAGGATTCTTTGAGCCCTTAGTGCGTGGTCCTCACGGGCTCTGATATACTCTTCGCTGCCGAAGCCCAACGCCTCTGATGCGGTCTTATCCCCGACGAGTCCAGATTCATTTGATCGTATGATAATATCTGGATCACTGGTAGTGTAATCAGCATCGTTAATCTCTCCGAAGATTTTCTCCAGTGAGTCGACGCTAATCTTGCCACCTAGCAACGCGGAAGCGATGCCCTTGGCCAGTTCTTTCTTCACTGTCACGCCGGGGACAGTGAACATGAGTTCGGAAAGTTTGTCCGCCTCTGCCACCCTGTCGGCGTCGGTCTTCAAACTATAGCGATCAGGGTACTTGATCGTGGCAATTTGGCGTTTATTTACTTGTCTTTCTTCATAGGAAGCCCAATGCTTAGCTATGTTCCGCTCGCCTTGTTCCAGAGCCAGTCCAATGAACGATAGCCCAGCCTCAAGACCTTGATCGCTTAGCTTCGCAGCCTCAGCAGAAGAAGCTCTGCGACCCATCTTATTCTGCACAGCCAAGTTCACTAGCTTGCGAATGTCGTCCTCTAGCTTCTCTTGAAGCTCCATGGACGCCTTCAACGGCTCGGACGATGGGTGGATAAAGTCGGGTTTGTCTGCTCTAATGTCATAGACACGGCCATGGGTAGGACCAACTGACATTTCTTTATCCTTGGCCCCTTGCCCACCAGACATGGCAGAACCATCTTCATTCACGCCATTCTTCAAGTGGTCCCCTACCGCCCGCATATCCTGTTGCTCGACATAGAACGGGAAGTTAGCTCTCAGGGCGTAACTCACGTCACTAGACGTGAGGTTAAGCAATGCCTTCTGATGCCTAGTTGTATCTTTCATCAGGCTGTCGCCAATGTCTAACATGACAAATGGGATGGCCCTTAGTTCAAGAACTGTGGGAGTCTCGAAAGGCTGGGGTGTGCCATCAGACTCTATCGGTGCGCCGACGGTGCTGTAGAATTGTACGTTGACGAATCCGGTATCTTTGTTGATCCACATAAGTCGGTATCGTTCGTACTCGCCAGTTGGGAGGTCGACGGCTTCCATCTCTTCACAACCATACGACAAACCCTTGTCTCGTAGCATGACCGCTTGATATACGTCAGGCTCTTCCGGCTTTGTACACGCCCATGAAAGAATGTCTTCTACACGGTAACGGTACAGATAAGGTCGTGCGCCGTTGACGTCAGCGAGCGTTTGCCCGGCAGATTGAGGGGCGTCAATGAATACACCCACTCTGCCCATCACAAGCAGTTCGGTAAGTATGTCTATACCAATGAAGGCGTTCATGCTAGTGCCTTTCATGTCGACACCACCGAGTTCGCCAGCCGTGGCCCGCCTATACTTGTCACTCCCGCCTTTACGGGTAATGTCGCACATTCTCTGGAAGACCGAATTTCTAACGTCGTTTACAGCAGCCTTCGCATACGCCGGTATCGGCGTAATGGCGCGACGACTCAAGAAATCGTCATTATTCTCTCTCTCGGTGAACTTTACCAGATTTTGTTCCACGTAGTATTCACCACCCTCATAAGCCTCACGCCACTCTGCCCAAAAGGTAGATTGGTAGGCAACTGTCGGGTGTCTGAGATCAACTATACTAAACTTGTTTTCAGCCATTTACTCACCTGCATTAGAGAAATCTGCCAATGTCTCGCCCGGTCACTATGCTTGCCGCAAGCGGAAGGGCTATCTCAGCGTAGTTTAACGCATGGGCCAAGTGGTCAGGGCCAGTCGTTATATACGTGGCTGTGGGATTGTTGTTTTTGTCTCTCTCGTACGTCCGTACAAGATTCTTCATGTGGTCGCGAAACTCCAAACTTATGTCCGCTGGCAACTGGATACGCCCACTGTAAAAGCGACCAAGTGTTGCATCAAGCCAGTTGGTTCTGTCAACCGTGGCTATCGGTGCGCCACCTTCTTCCTCTGTGATGGACATTTCCTTACCATTCTGACCACCACGGTAGCGACACAGATGAACGTAACCGTGGAATCGCCTAGCGAAGCGGCGGGCATCGTTGATTTGTGGATCGGCGTCGATCACACAGCCTAACACTTGCCACTCACGCATCAACCTGTCCAACTCAGTGAAGTCGTCGCCGGGCACATGACCTTCCCACAACACCTTCTCCGTTGAAATAGCGTTAATGTCATACCCGTAGTCGTCCACAAAAAACTCAGCAACGACTACATGATTCAACTTGCCTTGGTCAACGCCCATCGTTATCAGTCGGCCACCACCCACCTTCGGTCGAATGGTGTTGTCTCTCTTGGAGTAATTAGCGTAGCAGTTTTCCAACTCAATGTCAGTTACTTGCCCCCCATCTGGAATGAAAGGGTTGCCCAGCTTGGAGTTATGAAACTCGCACTGAGCCGCTTCATCACCGAGGCCTCGGAAGTACGCCATCGCAATATCTTTAGGTTTTACGGTGAAGGAATACAACTGATTTATGTACCAAGAGCGGTGGTCAGGATCGTTGTCGCTTGTCGGCTCCCAAATACCCTTAGAGAGATAGATTGGCTTGTCGGCGTGTTCGAGCTTTTTCTTACACTCTTTACACTTTAGAAAGCTCTCTTTAATTCGCGGGTCAGTGATGCTCTCGCCGCGAATCTCAAAGCAATCGGGCCAAGTCAATTCCGTCATCTTGCCGCACATAGGGCACTTGAATCTGTAATGCTCTTGAGTCCCTTGTAAGAACAGCTTGTGTATGCCGTACTTCGGGACTGTCGGAGTGGAAATAGCCCAGACCGACTTCTCAAGCTGACCGGACAACCTTTCCAAAGCGAGCCAGACTTGTTTCTGGTCCATTTCATCGAGTTCGTCAAGAATCAGCACCGAGACTGCGACTGATTTCAGGTTAGAGTCGCCCCTACTCCCGCGAATGTAAAGCGTCACTCCGCCAGCTTGTTTCAAGGCTATGGTATTCGTATCGGTGAAAATGCGTTTCAAGTAAGGACTGTACATTAGGGCGACGTTGAATCTGCCCTTAGCAAAGTCACTTGAGTTTTTCTCCGTAGGGAGAACATACAGTACGTCCTTCTTTGCCACGTCGATTGTATAAAATGCGACGTTAATGGCTACTTCGGTTATGCCCATTTGGGCAGCCTTCATAGCAGTGTTATAAGTGGCTTTGGAGTCGTGTAGGTCTCTTACCCACGGATGATACTTGTATCCATAGGGCCCTGCGAAATCCCCGCCCATAATTCGTCTATGGGTAGCCCAGCGGGAGCATCTGTCTAGCGTCTGGCTTTGCAGGCCCTCGGCAATAGACTCTCTCAGTTGAGCTAGGATTTCGTTACTCATTCAACTCATTCCATAAAGGTGTCGTGGTCGTAGTCGTTGGTGTAGTCGTTGGCTTCTTCGTCTGCTTGCTTGTCTTCTTCCCAGCGGACGGCTTCATCTTCCTTGTCCTCGCCATCTTCCTCCTCGTCTTCACCTTCTTCATCCTCTTCAACGTCTTCTTCCTCTTCCTCGACGGCTTCATCGACTTCCTCTTCGACTTCCTCTTCGACTTCCTCGCTCAGGTGAGCAATCCAGTCTCCGTAGTATTCGACCCATTCGCCGTCTACCCACAGCTTGACTCCGAGCGGATGCTTTCCAGCATCACGGCCAGTGACGGCCACGCCGAGAACTTCCGCATCCCTTTCAGGGACATGAATCTCTCCGACTTCGCCTTGACCTTCGACATAGCCAACGGCCTTGTCGGCATAAAGAATCTCTGCTTTGTAGGTGGGGCAGTGTTTCAGCGGGTTAGATAGCAACATTTTTCTGTGTCTCCTGCTTAGGATAGTTTGTAGTCAGGTTGTTCCTTCTCGTCGTCCTTCTCGTCGTCGTCTCTGAGCTTAGGCTTCTCGACGAACACTAGGAGAGAGAGAATGATCTTGAGAATCATAGGCCAGTTAGCCACGATCCAATCACGGATACGTTCCCAGATCGTGGGGTCATCAGGACTGGCACCTTTGACGAGCCAAGGCGCGCCAACCACTTTTCGCTCAACTTCTGTCCTCCACACAGCTACCTTGTCCGGGTGTCGCGAATCCTCGGCTATTCTCTCATAATCACTTACGCTCATTTCACCACGTCGCATCTGTCGGCGGGCGTGTCGGCGTACTTTTCTTCCAAAGTTAAACATGAGTGCCATCAAGAAGTCTCCTCTGTTTCGGCATCGTAAAGTGTTAGAAATAGGTTGGCTATGCCAAGTGACGCTAGGCTGGCGATTGTTACTACACTGAACACAGTGATGACAACGTTTACCACTGGCGTGAATCCCATTTGATACCAGACAAGGCCTAGAGCGAGCCAGTGGCTAAGGCAGTACGGGCAACGGATCAACTCGCCCGGCCACCGCCCCAACTTGCTAACCCCTTCTCTGAGCCACTTCATCGCGTTCGACAACGCTATGGTCATCGAAATGCTTGACACAGCTAAGCCAGTAAAAAGGATTTCAAATGGTGTCATCAGTAAATCTCGTATTCGTCTGGGACGCCGTTCTTTCGTAGAACTCTGCGGATTTCGGCTTCAACGCTTCTCTGGTTGTTGGCGGTAATGCCAATCACGCGATGAACTTCCTCCCCGCCACTATGAACTATTGCCGTGGGGACAGCTTTGACGCCGTCTTCTCTTGCTTTCGTCTTGTTCTTGTCGTAATCAATGTAGAAAACGTCATAGCCCTCGACTTTAAGCCGTTCCCCAAGCTCTTTCATTCTCGGGCACCGGGAACACCAATCGGCTGTCCAAATGATTAGACAGTTCTTCGGGTATTCCGCCGTCGCTTCCTCACGCGTGGTTCGCGTTTTACAGGTTCGGTACTTGAGGGGTTTTCCGTTGACGTACTCGGGAGTTTCGGGCAGTCCGACTGGTCGAGATAGTCGTTGGCTAAGTCGGTCGCTTCCTTGGCTTTCTTCGACCAATTTATAGGACTGCCGTTCTTGAACGCAAGGGCTGTCGACCGGAGCAGAACAATAAAACGTCGCCACAGTAAGAAAAGTCGCCACATAAATCACTCCCGCCAAAAAAGGTATTAGGTCTTTCATGCGTTTCCTGCTTAAAATATATGGTAGTCAGGTGTTTTCAATCGCGGATACCCAACGTAACCACTCAAAGCAACGCTGTCGCCTTGCCGCATGGCAATATCAATGATCTCCGCATCCACCCAGAAGCTCCCAGCAGGTTGTCCGTGGCGTGTCGGGCCGTACACCCAATTCGATCCCCACGAGTTCTGAACCAAGGCTCCCGGCCTGTTGTACTGGTCGTCGATGGCAATAATGAGCATGGCGTGATACCAAGGCATTATTGATCGGTCAAGGAATCCGTCGCTGTCTCTCTCGTCCTGGAAGCCAATGTCACTACACATGGCAACTGGGTGGCCATTAGCAACCGAATCGCGGCACTCTTCCCAAGAGTTTACCAGCGAGCAGGTGCGTACTGGGTGTAGCTTGCAAATGGGTTCCAATTCGTCCGGAACGCCGATCTTGCCTAGCTTGCGGGCAAGAGTCCCATTATAATTCGTGAAGTCATGCTTGCCGTCGAGATACGATTTTCTAAGAACGACTCCCCAATCTCTGATGAAGTCTGCGGCCCAGACGCCCATCGAGCCGTCGCCACGGATGCGACCTCCGCCAACTTCAAAGCGTGACCCGGCGTAAATTATCTCAGTGGCACACTTCGTTACCCAGCGTTCCGGCTGGTTCATCCATGCCATACGGATAGCCGTCAGCATATCAACGCCAAGGCCGTACGCATGGGAGACACAGTCGCCTATCTCTTGGAAGTGGGGTTCAAGTGGCTTGCCGGTCACATGCTCAAAGAACTTGTGAAGCAGGACTATCTTGCCTTTGCCACTGCCTTTAATGTCTGAGTTATGGTCGCTGAAAAACGGCTTATCGTTCTTGCGAATGAACTCCGCTTTAGCTTTAGGGTCTGCTGCCCAACCACAGTAAAGTGGTCGATCAGAGTTGCCTCGAAAGTTCAGGGTAGACGCTATGCCCAGCTTGGGCATGATGAAACTCCCTGCGTAGGCTGCTCCAGCCGCCCCCAACGTTCGTCTCAGCATTTCACGTCTGTCCATGCGATCAATCCTTTACTTGAACAAAGAAACGTAAGTTCGCAACCCCTTCGCTATCGACAACCACACTTCGCGGTGTTCATCAGTGGTGGATAGCTTGCCTTCGTCGGCCCGCTCTTTCATCTTCGTTTGAAGCTGCTCAAGAACCGGCATCCACGACGGGAGAGAATCTCCCAAGGCTGCTCGGTTAGCGACTGCTGTGGCGGCGATGATTTCGCTGGGGTCTTGAATGACGCCTGCGGCTATTTGCGTTGCTACATTCTCAAAGCTCGCGGCCAGTCGCTTGGCCTCCTCCTTCGGGCGTCTATTGGCAGCACACCAATAGGATACCCAGTCGCCCAAGGGCGCGTCTAATTGAGGGAGAGCTATTTCAGGGTAGGTCGCGCCGTCTGGTGCGGTTACGCCCGTGACCACAACAGTATGAATCACTATGTCGACCGTGCCCTCATAAGCACACGCTACGATAAACATATAGGAGCCAGCTTTACGAGCGCTGA